CATCACTCTGCTCCTTTGGTTCCTTCTGCTGGTTCTGTCGAGTGCCGGGATTTGGTGTCCTGCACCCGATATTAAAACACCGGAATCGGATATTAAAATGCGGATTGGAGATATTTGAATGTACCTCGTTGTCGTGTATGAGGATGGGAAGTGCAAGAAGATTCGCTTGCCGATGCCAGTGGTAGTGACGGAGGGGAAGAACCTGGACAAGATCAAATGTGCCAACGGGACCGAATATTTCTTCACCAAGGAGGGGTACTATGACGGGTGGGGTCGCTCAATGTCGGGTGATCCGGACAAGCTCGAAGTAATTGACCCGTAAGGAGACTGACATGGAATTGAAAGATCGACTGACTCTCTTGGTGGACAAGGACGGTGACGACAGTATCCCTCAGTTGATGCTGGAGCAGACCCTCCAGCTCGAGCGGCTGAATGAGATCCTGGAGCGGGGGATTGTGGTTTACGAGGGGGGGGAGGCTGAAGACGTGGAGGAGGAGGGGGAGCGGGATTTCGAGTGAATATAACAATTATGTGATATTCCCCGGTGAATCCTGGCAAATATGGGTAAAAACGGGAATTTGTGCGGGGAAAGCTGGCAAATATGGGTGAAACTTGGTGAAAGTCGCTTACCTGGAAGATCTGGAGAACGCAGCTGCCCGGGGTTGTCAAACCCCTGGCTGTGACCATAAGCACGCTGGCCCTCTGTACCTCCATCCCATGTGTCACGAGTATGGCCCTCTATCCGTCAGTTTTGAGTTCGGGAACGACTATCTCACCGTCATTTGCGCCAAGTGTGAGCAAGAAGTGATCCGGATCCAGATTGAGTCGAAAGGGAGAGAGGAATGTTAGACCGCTTAGCTGAGAGGATAGGGAATGAAAATCACGAGAAGACTACTCAGGCTACAGAAAAGGACCAAATGGAGTTGGGAGAGGATGTGTCGGGAAATGCACCGCGTCAACGGCGCGGAAGGCCCATCCCACACGACTCTCTTCCGGTATGCCAACAAAAGAATCGCTCGGCCGAACAAACTCACTCTGCGCTGGATTGAGAGCGCGATCGACGGGATTGAGGCTGAGTTGGTGAAGAAGGAGGTCGGATGAATCTAGCCAAAGACCTGACAACCGAAGAGTGCTACAAGCCTGCCCTGGAGATAACCGATCCCGACAAGGCCAAGGAATATCTGGAAGCTCTCATCGAAAGAAGCATGAAGCATTTCGACAACAGCCGAGAGGAAGCGGAGCGCATCGAGAAAGGGAACCTGGGGTACTACAGTGGCTACTACGGAACGGAAGCCATGATCCGGGTCCACAAACTGTTCGACTGTGAGCATCCCGTATTCGGTAAAGTGGAATCGGCTGACGACTTACCATCCGCTGAAGAGATCTTTGAAATGGGTAGGAAGTGGGCCGAGGAGTCTGGGATAGGATCTTCATGACGTATAATTCAGTACAGACGCCTGTACCATGAACCTGAAAGACCTCCTTCCAAGCGACGACGTAGATGAGCTGTTCACGCTCCTGGATTCAAAGGACCATTGGCTCCTTCTGATCGTTGATTTCCTACCTGTCACAGCGATCATAGGCGCATTATCCAAAATGATGGCTCACCCGCCCAGGTCCTTCCGTGTGACAGGCCTACCGCCAGTGATCGCCCTTCCGAAAAAAGACATATCCACGAAGGCTCTGGCCGGGATTATGAGTACGGCAGCGGGGGGTCCGATTCCGGAAGAACTCATTCAGCGAATGATAGGGGACCGGAGCGTGATCCTGTGCGCGGAGCCTAAGTCGCTTCAGTTGGGAATTGAATCCATGGAAAGGTTCATGAAACTGCACCGGGAGTGGAAGACGGAGAGGTATGGAATCCAGCTGTTCTTCATCACCAACCGGCTCTACAAGGAAGATTACGAATCGGCCATGGATTTCTTGGCCTGGCTGCTGGCCGGCGTGGTCTGCTACACGGCCAACGACAAATATAAAACAGATGTGGAGATCGTGACGAACATTGCCGAACAGGTCTGGCACGGAGCCACTGGAGGAGGTAAAGAGAAGGCAGATAAGACCGCCAAGGCGATCAAAGATCAGACTCCCCACATGGAAGAATCCCTGAAGGTCCTGGATGGCGTGGCGCAGGACCTGGAGGCCAAGGATCGGGCCATCTGCGTCTTGCACCAATGGATGAGGGCCGACGTGCTTCCCTCAGAGTGTGCACAGTGGGCTGCATCGAACATGGGGTTGTGCCTGACGCTGCTTGGAGGGGATCTCAATGGACAGATCGCGGAGGTCTCCGAAAAGATCCTGGTCCGGATCCGGGACAGAACTTTTGCGACGAACCTCTGGGTGAAGCAGCGAACCTCAGTTCCCCTTGAGAAATTGGGTAGACCCCTTGACGAGCGTCAGAAAATAGAACCAGACAAAGATTAACCACCAAAAAGGAGGTAAATCATGGAAGGACTTTTGAAATGGATTGCAGCTAGGCTGAAGGAGCCGAGCAGCTACCAAGGCATTGCGACTATCCTCACGGCCGCAGGGATCTTTCTATCCCCTGAGCTGTGGCTTGGGATCGGTACAGCGGGTGCTGCCATTGTCGGCCTCATTCAGCTGATCAAGAAGGAACTGCAACCGCCGCCGCCGCCCATGCGTCCAGGTGGCCCAGGAGGGACCGTATGAGGAAGCTATTCCTTCTGCTTTTCTTTATAAGCTGTCCAGCGTTCGGGCAAGCGGACCAAATTCAATTTCCCGCTCCGCTCTTTTGGGACGCGAACACAGATGGGGTGACGGTAGAGTATGGGGCCTACAGTTCCTCGACCTCATGCACGGACCCGAATCCGAGTCCAGCGAACTGCGTGGCCTTCACGAAGGTAGCGACGGTTTCTCATACTCCGCTGACTATCTGCACTCCCGACTGCATCACCTGGACCGATCCCGGTCCGGTCGTGTTCGACCAAAGCACGTTCTATCGTGTAACGGCTTTGAACAGCAGCGGGAATGAAAGCGCGTTCTCGGATGAACTGGAGCTCATCTGGCTGGAACCGACACCTGATGTTCCGGGTAAACCTAGAACAACCACCACGCTCACTTTCATCATTCGAGAGAACGGGCCACAGGTGGATGAGGTCGTTGGGCAATTTGTCAGGGGTTTGAGAACATCGCCCTAGCTGTCAATTATAATTGACAACTTGAAGTCGGTTTATTGTCAACTTCAAGTCGGTTGATTGACAACTATTTTCATGGGGGGTCCTGGGGACCCCCCTCTTAAATTCTTTTAACGACATACACACACGTCTGTGCTACTATCCCCGGTGGGAGTCACTCACGGTTATTGTTCACGCAGACCGTGTCCGGGACTTCACAGGTAGGGGAGTCGTCGGGGGTGAGAGTTCGGCGGCTCCCCGTTATATCGCCAAAATCGTTCAATGGGAATGTTAGTCGTTAAGCTGGAAAGGGGTAGGGAATGGGATTGAGTGAATCAGATCTTACAGCAGCAAAAGAATCGGGTTCGATCGAACTCTGCTCGAAGCACTTGTACCAAGTTGCGGAGGAGTTGGAAAAACAGGCCGAGGCTTTCACGAACAGGTTGAGCCCTATCCTCAGAGAGCGTAATCCTGAAATTGAAGAGGACAGGGCAAAGATGGTCCCCGCCAACATTCATATCTCACCCGTCACTGGCAAGTGCCCCCTGGCCGTTACGTTGGTGACGGTCTTTCAGAAACTGCGACTGGTCGAAATACAGTACGAAACGATCTTGAAAAACCTGGACCTGTAATGGCCCGATATGCTTCCAACACCAAAGTTTCAAGCGAGAAGTCCCGGAACGAAATTGAACGGACTCTCCAGCGATATGGGGCCAGTGGGTTCGGGTTCTGGATCGAGGACGACAAGGCTCTTGTCCAATTCCAGATAGAGAAACTCAAAATCGCCTTCAAACTTCCCATGCCTGATCGAAAGAGCGAAGAATTTACCATGAGCAGCCACGAAAACGATTGGCAGCGGAAGCCCCTGGCAGCGGAGACCGCTCATCGGCGTTGGGAGCAATCCTGTCGTCAACGCTGGCGAGCCTTGGCCCTGGTCATAAAGGCGAAGCTGGAGGCCATAGATTCAGGGATCAGCACCTTTGAAGAGGAGTTCATGGCTCACATCATGCTACCCGATGGGGTCACCGTGGGTGAGAAGCTAGTCCCGGGGCTGACCGTGCTGAAGGAAACCGGGGATATGCCAAAATTGCTCGTAGGAAAAGTGTAATATGAATGTGGCCGCTTCATTTCGTGGGACCTTCTCTCCTCCAGTCAGAAAGCCCAACGAGAGTGTTTACATCGACACACCCCGAAGCGGCCACTCTTTTATATGACTCACTTATCGAGACTCACCGATCCTCTATCCAGCTACTTGGCAGAGGATGAACTGAAAGCCAGCGGTAAGTGGAAAGGGCAGAAGGATTACTGTTTGAAATTGCTAAAGCGTTGCAAGTACCCCCCAACATCGGGAGAACTGGCTGATCATTATGGGACTGACAGGTATTTGTTTTCACGGAGATTGCCTGATCTTGAAAAAGAAGGGCTTGTCGAGCGTTGCTCAATGAGGGAATGTGAGTCAAGAGGAACGATGGCGATTACCTGGAAGCCGATAGAACCCCGGCAAAGGCAAAGCGAGTTGTGGGAGTTTTGAGGACGGAATGTTAATACTTCAACAAAGGAGAACCAAATGACACCGACAGCAACCCTTGAGAAACCGAAACACACACTGGCTTTCATGGACATTAAAGAAGGGGACGTGAAGCTCCAGTGGGACCCAGACGACAAAGACGAGATCGCAGCAGCGCAGCTCACCTTCGACAAGCTGAAGAAGAAAGGCTACGCCTTCTTCAAGATGAACTTTGGCGGAAAGAAGGGCGAGAAGATCGCCTCATTCGACCCGGATATTGAGAGCATCCTGGGAATCCCTCAGACCGTTGGAGGGTAGCCTTGGGCTTCTGGCAGAACTTACTCGGCTCAATGGGCGCAGGCCTATTTGGAGGGAAACAAGTGGCAGGTGATCATCCAGTCCCACTCGTAGGCGCAGCTGGCGCGAATCCCCAACCTCGATTCACAACAGCAACAGCGACCACCAACGGCCCGGCGAACCTTTCCTGGGATACGGGCGGGGCTCTGTCTGTAATGACCAACAACAACTTCTACATTGAGCCGGGAGCGAATGTGACCATCCAGCCAGGGGCCTTGGGTGGATCTGCCACGATCAGGACCCACTATGACAACAACACAATGGACCGCCTGATCTACTTCGACAACGGAACGAGGGGAGCTGGCACGACGGATGCTGCGACCATCTATACCAACGGGACAACGACCACAGCGATAATGGACCTCCGTATCCATGAGCACGAATGGAGGATGCAGGAGACCGCGAGACACGCGCAGCGGTATATCCAGGGCAGGATCAATGACCATCTGAATCAGCACATCGACAACCAACTTGGAGCGCAGATTCAGGGACAGCCTCAACAGAGATTCAACACTGACAACTATGAGGCCGCTCTGAATGCTCATGCTCTCCGTCAGCAAGCCGATATCTACCGTCCCTTCGGAGGCGGTTTGGTCGGTCGGCATCCCGCACCGCCCACTCTGGACACTCCTCGCGCCATTGCCGAGGTCCGCGGAAATAAACTCCTCAAGAATATCCTGGGCGATATCCTTCACCGGCACTACGAAAAGCACGGATATGTGGACTTGCCGAGCATCCAAAAGCCAGGGGTAGGCTTTAGGCTCAGAGCGCACCGGAGAATTGGACTTCTGAAACAGGACCGCCAGGGCAAATGGATCGAGCAGAAGGAGAGCCTCTGTATTCATGCTGCTGGCGGTTATTGGGTTGAGGGAGATCAGGTCGGTATCCACTACATGCTCTGTCAGTGTGACGAAACGAAACTCTGGAAACAGGCAATCGTTCATCGGGTAGCAGCATGACCAAAGACTCAGTCCACATGATCAAACCAGGGCGTACGATGGTGCGCCGAAACTACTTCATAGAGCTTCGACAGTTGCCCATACTCGAGAAGGAAGCGAAAAAGAAAAACGTCAGCCAGGGTGAGATTGTCAGGAGGGCGATTGACGCTTACCTTGGGTGCTAGTTACGCAATCGTTCACCAGCTGGACCGACGCACCGGGCGGGAACTCACAGGGATCAAGTGTCTCGTCTGCGAACGAACCAGCTGGTATGACGCTGACGTACAGAATCTGTACTGCGCCAACTGCCATATCTTTCATGCCGATAATTTACCCTTTAAGACAATCGTTGATGGTAAGCAATGGCCGATTCGAATACCTTTCATCTACAAGAAGCCGGGGCTACTGGAAAGACTATGGCGGGTAACAGATCCCTTGAGACAGAGAGTGGTGCGGTGGTGCATGAAATCCAAAGTATGAAAAAACGACGGTACGTTAAAACCGCCAAGAAGGTATTATCCAACGTCAGCCAGGGCGAACGACATTTGGCTGTCAGTATCATGCTGCAAGCCATCAAGGATGCCAAAGAGGATCCTGCCCACCACAAGTTAAAGACCAAGCAAACCGAATCAGAGATCCACAGGAACGATGCTCGGCATTGGTTGATGGACGACAAGGAGTGGGGATTCATCTTTTGGTCGTCGATTCTGGGTCTGAATCCCTACGCTATGCGAGAGCGGATCATGAAACAACTGAATGGTGATATCGAATCACCAAAACTACCTCACAGAGCGACAGCAGCTTTTCGATGAAATGCCTCTTGCCTGCAAATACTGTATCGCCCTGAAGGGCCTTACAGCTGAAGACATTAAGAATCTCCCCAAGACTGAAAACGATCTCTACGATCACATCGAAAACGATCATCATATCCCCGTCCAGAGGGAAGGTGAATCGGATCAGGAAGCCTATGACCGCTTTCGTAAGTCTCATCCGGAAGCGGGATCGAAAAAGTGTAAGTGTCCCACCTGTACGGGCGGTGACGCGATTCTCGATAAAATAGGTTACTTCCTCAGAAGCGCAAAAGCCCATGACGGTGAGGCTCCAGATGATCGAGCGTGAAGTACCTCCTGTTACGGCATGGTCTATCGTTGATCCTGTCGGGCGCATTTGCTACCGTTATATCGGTCCTCACAGACACCTAGTTCTCCAAGAATTTAGAGCAACCAACAAAAGCCTGGACAATCTTAAAGACTACAAAGCCGTTGAGGTTCTGATATGTCTGAAAGAAAGCACATTGCCAAGCGATTCGTGATCCACTACTTCTCAGCTTTCGGAGTGTGGATGATGGTTTGGCGGTTCCTGGCCGAGCCGCTGTCCCATGCGGATCCGGGCATCCTGGGTCAAGTCATGGCTACAGCTTTCATGATGGCTGTGATTGCCGTCCGGGAGATCTTTGATGCCAATAAGCTGGCTAAGATTAGAGGACTGATCTTAAAGGACCTCATCGACGATAGTGAAAACACACAGGAGTTAGAGCAACGTGCGATCATCTCCTTGCAGGACCCGCGTTTCACCCTGAAGAAGTCCATGTGGGACCTGGGTGGTTGGGGAGCGGGTATTGCGACGATGATCATTCTGCTTTGATAAAAACCGACTACGAGTTCCATTTCGATGGCTGCTCAAAGTGGTTCGATGGGAACTGGCGCCCATGCTGTTACGCGCACGACCTGGCCTATTGGATAGGCGGGACATACTGGCAGCGCGTGAAGGCTGACGCTGCTCTCTTTTGGTGAACATTCAAAACGAAGAGGGTCCCTCTTCTAAAACTCCGTGATTTAGGCAACTGGCGAAACTACCCGAAGGCCGTTCCTCGACTGGTGATGGCCCCGCTTATGTTCCTGGGTGTGCAGATCGGCGGCATGGGTATTATCCCGGCTCCGTTTCGATGGGGCTTTGGATGGAAGTGGCCCAGGACTGGCCCATAAAGGAAAAGAGGCGGTAGCCAGGACCAACCAACTACCGCCTCTAGGATAGAAAAACTCAAACGAACGCTGAGAGTGTAGCATAAACCCTCTGACACCTTGACAGCTTTGCCATACTGAAGATGGTGACCCACACCATGGCGAACTTTTCTCCCGCCATCGAAAGGAGCGGCTTCGGCTGCTCCTTTTCTTTTTGGTGTTGACAAGCTACGGATACTGGACATAGGAGGAAGTCACCATGGCTGAGACAGCAAAAAGGAAACCGCTCCCAAAAGGAGCGACCATGGCTCAACGAGCCGCCGATATCCAGGCCGGTCGAAGTGAAAGGGCTGGTCACGAAATGGTCCGGAAGAATCCCCCACCCAAGCGCAGCGTTTCCGACATTGTCTTCGGCGCAGGCAGAGGCATTGGTCAGGCACTTCGAGGAGCCGTGTTTCCCAAATCCGAAACAGAAAGGCAGAAGAAGCTCAGAGAGGCAACTAGAGCAGCTTCTGGAGCTGCTGCTGGATCAGCAGCAGCGGGAGCAGCCAGGGGAGCCACTGAATCGCTTCCTGTTGGCATGAGGAAGAAGGCTCGCTCGGCAAAGCGTAAATCCACCCGCAAGTCCAATCGAAGCTCAGGGAGGAGATAACCTATGCCTGGAAAAGACGCAATCAAGGCGTTTAGAGCGAAAGGGCAAGCAAAGAAGGCCGCAAAGCGAAGGGCCACGACTGATCTCCCGCACGGCAGTTACCGAAAAATAGAAATGCACCGGGGGAAAGAGATCATTCCAAAGAAGTCAAATCCGACTAGGGAAGCCTTTCTTGCTGAACATCAGGGAGCTGGCAGTTTGGCTGGATTCTATATGGCGAAGAAGTCCAAGCGAGAGCACAAAAAGTTCAGTCCTATCGGCTTAGGACGGACCAAGGAGGGCAGAACCCCCAGGAGTCCCAAAGTTCCCTTTGAGCGGGGTCGCATTGGTCTTAAGCCCATACGAAAGAAAACCCGCAAGTCCAGTCGTGACTCAGCCCGCAAGTCAGGGAGGTAGCCAATGACTCATGTACCGCGTGATCCAGGACCAGCAAATAATCCGAAGCATGAAATGAGTGGACCGCTTCGAATGGGACCTAAAAAGTTAGCCAAACGAATCTTTGGACCAAGGAAAGATCGACAAGCAAAACGTGAGGTGAGACTCATGCCCAAGCGAGGATCGGGACGTAAACCCATTCGCAAGCCAGGGAGATAGCCAATGGCCGAGAAGCTCAGAATCATGCCCAAGAGGAGAAGGAAGGGCCTGAAGCGTACTCCGACCAAGATCATGGCGAGTTCGGCTTCCCCGATCCCAGGGAAGGGCCTGTTCACCAGGGACACCCGCCTTGTCAGCGTCACCGGAGGCAGAGGCAAAGTGGCCGTCAAAAAACGGTTCGAGGCACAAAAGGCCGGTGCACCAGGGCCAGTTCTTTCCGGTGAGCAAAAGGGTGTGATTAAACGAATGGACGCTCAAATTGCGCGGGATCAGCGCGTTCAATCGCTCAAGAAGCGAGCCGGTACTACAGTCTATGGCCGCGCTGCGAAGAAACAAAGAGAAGAACATAAGAGAGCGAAATCCCGCAAGTCCAGTCGCAAGTCAGGGAGACATTGAATGGCCGAAGAAACCCACAGCACCACAGCACAAGAAGAAAAAAAGAAAAAGGGCAGTATCCTCGGCACAGTGGGCCGCGCCATTGGCAGGGGAGCGAAAAGGACCGCTGGTGCTGCAAAGAAAGCAGTCTTGACTGATCCCCGCGTCAAGCGCGTACGGGAAGTCTTCAAGGACACACCGGCAACGACAACGACAACTCCTCAACCTAAAGGCCCACTCACCAAGGAAAAGATTGAGGCCGCAAGGAAGAAGCCAGTCAGCACGAGAAGAAAGATTATTGGAGGAGCTGCGCGAGGAGTCGGAGGAGCTCTCAGAACCAGGGACACAACCCGAGAAATGGTAGGAGATGTGATCCCGAAGATTGCTGGAACAGCAGGAACACCTTTGGCTACAGCCTCAGA